GCCGCCGAAAGGTGGCCGTCTTCATTTTTATATATACGATTTCCATCAAAAAGTGGATAATTGATTGTATATATGGTAAGAACTATTACAAAATATGAGCGAACAAATTCCAATCACGCGATCCGCATCGACATCTACCACCGCAACTCAACGAGTGCCTGACGTTGTTCGGCAATCCTTGACGGCACCGGGCGATCTAATCAAATCGTCAGCTCCAAAATTTACCGTGACGCTTCCAAGCCAAGGATATTTTTACTCGGATAAAAGTCCGCTTTCATCTGGAACTATTCAGTTGTTCGAGGTGACTGCCAAACACGAAGACATTCTAAGCAACACGACGTTACTGAAGCGTGGAACCGTTCTGGACGAGTTTCTCCGAGCACTCATTGTTAGTCCGGATATCACACTTGATGATATATTGATCGGAGATAAAAACGCTATATTTCTGGCAGCACGCCGAAGCGCATACGGTGACGAGTATAAGCTAAAGACCAAATGCCCATCATGCGAAAAGGAAGTGACGATTACCGCCGATCTCAGTTTGATCGGAATCAAGCCAATTGACTTTGACGGCCTTGTCCGAAATCAAAACCAATTTACGTTTGTTCTTCCAGTATCCGAAAAACAGATCACCTGGAAATTATTGACGCATAAGGACGAGTCGTCGATTGAGGGAGAACTGAAGAACTTGTCGAAACTATCTAGCGGATCGTCTTCTCCGGACGTCACGACTCGCTTAAAATACACTATTATATCAGTTGATGGAAAAACTGAAAGAGGATTTATCAAGTCATTTGTTGATAATGAATTTAGTGCTAGAGATAGTCTAGCGTTTCGTACGCACGTCAAGTCTCACACTCCTGACATGGATATGACGTATGATTTTGCATGTCTTCACTGCGATCATACCGAGCATCTCCCCCTACCACTCGGTGCCAACTTTTTCTGGCCTGGTGTGAGTGAATGAGCTAAATTCAGAAATCGTTGATTTGGCATCGGATGGATTTTTCTATCCGACCGGCTCTGCAATGTCATCGGGTCACGTTGAGATGTATCCAATGACAGCGGCGGATGAAGAGTTATTGTGCAGCGGAAATCTTCTCAAGCGTGGATTGGCATTACCTAGACTGCTCTCTCGAATTTTGCCGCCAGCGATTGATATTGATACAATTTTGCAGTGTGATCTTGAGACAATTCTCCTCAATGCGCGGATTATGAACTATGGATCGAACGGTGCAATTCGATGCACATGCTCGGATTGCGAGGAGAGTTTTGATGCTGATGTATCATTTGGTTTTAGAGCAATACCATTCGCGTTCGATGGATTGCAACGGGGAAGGAACACGCTGGTATTTATGCTTCCAAAATCGAAGAAGTCATTGCTATTTCGACTACCAACGTGGCGAGAGTATCAGAGTTGGAAACCGCTCGGTTGGATTGAGTTCGCAAAACGGATAACATTGATGGTCGAGGGCGAAGAGAATATCGATCAATTCTATGAGCGGACAATGTCGGGAACCGATAGTAAGGCGTTCCGAGACTTTTACGAAAAACGGACGCCTGGATTTATCACTCGATGGACATCGGCTTGCCCAAAATGCGGAAATTCTACAACCATAAACGTTGGGGTGACGACGGATATATTTGGCATTCGACCGGAATCGAAATCGATCATCCACGATGAGATATTCAGTCTATGCTATCATTCCAATGGTGCATTTACACAAGAAGTCGTATATCGAATGCCTGTCAGTCTCCGCGGATTTTATATCAAAAAATTGATCGATCTAAAGAACGACGAGAACAATAAGACGAAAAGGCAGGAAGAAACGGTGAAAGCTATGTCACGTACCTCGCCTAATAGCATCCAATCGAAATCGTTGCCAACAAGCGGAAAACATTGAGATGGGAATATTTATAGTGGTATTCCCTAACCGATGTCTGAAAAAAACAAAGATTTCGATAAATTAGCCGCTGACGCTTCCAAGGAGGTGCTAACGAACAATGAGAAGAATCAATCGGTTCTTGATGCGTCACGTACGATTTTGTCCAGTATCACGAAGGAGCTTATAAAGCAAGTCGAACAGAATGTATCGGCATACTCGATAGCAACTCAGCAGGTCGCACTTTGTACGCAAGAAGTTGCGATGTTACGTCGAAAGTTTGATACACAGCAAAAAGCGTTTAATTTAAGCAGTGCAGAAGCTAAACGGCTTGAGGATTCTCTCAAACTAGAAAAGGAATCCTCACGAGTTTTAATGGAAGAGCAGATGCTTATCCGAGCAAAGATGGAGGATGAGTATCAGTTGAGCAAACTATCTTCCGAACAGAAAAAGTCAATGGTCGAGCGCTCGGGAATATTGGCTGGACAAATTAGTGCAATGCACGAGGCAAGTATTCAGATTGCAGCTCAACTCAATGTAAAGAAGAAAATCGCTGAGAGCGACAGAGCTGCTCTAGTGGATACTTGGAAATTGCTTGATGTCACACGTGAAGAACTGAATGTACAACTGGAGTTGCAGAAAACTGCAAAAGCGCAGGCGATTGCTGCCGGATTTAAGTTGGCAAAAGATGGAATTTATGCGGCCGTCGATGGCGCCGAGGAATTGGAGAGCGTCATAAAGTCAATTGCATCAAGTCCGCTCCTCGCGGTTGCCCAACTTATCAAATTGGCATTTGAGCGATTTGTAAAACTGGATAAGGCAGCTGAAGACTTTCGTCGTACAACGGGTTTGACGATACGGCAAACATCTGAACTTCGAAAATCTGCCGAAGCACTGAACGCGTCATATCAAGATATGGGCGTAGGCATTGACGAGGCATATAAAGCCACCGTGGCCCTTGTCGAAGCCTTCGGCGGAATGGCACTGGCCGGTTCGGAATCGGCGAAAACTACCGCGTTGTTGTCAGCCAATTTGGGTGTAGCGGCCGAAAATACCGCGGACGTGTTGTCCAAGTTTGAGGGTCTGGGAGGACTAACTGAGACCGTGGCCAACAACATGATCAAGGCTGGTGCTGCGATGACCAAGGGAACGCCGGTGTCGTTTGCCAAAGTAATGGAAGACATCGCAAAGTCGTCGGATGAAGTGCAACACCTTCTTGGAAATAATCCACAGATACTGATGAAGACGGCAATCGCCGCTCGCGCACTCGGAACAAGCATAAATGCGTTGACGGCAATGTCCAAGAAACTACTGGACTTCCAGAGTAGCATCAACAACGAAATGGAAGCATCGGCGTTGTTGGGCGTATCTCTGAACTTTCAGAGAGCTCGTCAATTGTCATTTGATGGAAAACTGGCCGATGCTGCAAAGGAAACGCTTCGAGTTGTCAAGAGTGCCGGTGAATGGAATAAGATGTCCGTGTTCCAGCGTGAGGCGTTAGCCAAGGCGTCTGGAATGGAACTGAAGGACATGAACAAAATGGTGGCGTTGGATCGTATTCGTTCATCGGGTTCCAAGGAGGGCGAGAAACTGAAGTTGTTGGATAAGCAACTTAATACGATGTCCAAAATAAATATGGAGACCGACGCGAAGTTGGTTGCCGATGCGGAGGATGAGATCAAGCAACGTCAAATGCAAGCGGTGATGACTGATATTGGGAACATGATGAAGAGCATTTTCGTTGAGTTGGCAAATGTTCTCACTCCTGTCGTAAAGGTTTTGGTAACCGTTATCGTTCCGATTCTCAAAACAATCGGACTTTTCGTAAAACTGATTGGCACGTTGTTGTCGCCTATCGGAGAAGCGTTTGAGTGGATCAATGACAATGTCGGTTCATTATCCGGAGGGCTGGATAAGGTATCAGGCTATTTGGACTCTGTGAAAAAAACACTTTCGTTTGGAAACTCCGAGCTAAAGGGCTGGGCAAAAACAGGCGCTGTTCTTCTTGGTATCCTACTCGCCGCCGCCAGTGCCTGGGCGTTGATAGCTGCGAGGAAGAAATTAGCTTCCGCTGCGGGCGGTGTAACCGGGTTTCTCGGTAAAGGAATGGGGAAACTATTGCCTGACGCCGGTAAAGGACTTGCTGGAAAAACGGCTGGTGGACTTTCCGGAAAAATGATGGATGGATTGGGCGATGGTCTTGGAAAACTCGCCGGCGCGGCTGGAAAGGGAATACAGGGAATACTGACTGGATTGGCGAAAGGCATCTCGGCACTCGGTTCGCCGAAGGTATTCCTTGGAGCTCTCGCAATTGCAGCTCTCGGTGCATCAATTATACCGCTTGCAATTGCATTAAAGATGTTTTCCGGTATTGATTGGAGTTCGATCTGGAAAGCCGGTATCGTGTTGGTAGCATTGGCTGCAGCGGCATTTGGATTGAGCTTCATTGCGCCGGCAATTATTATAGGTTCCATAGCTATTGCCGCATTAGGCATCTCACTTATTCCATTTGCAGCGGCGGCTTGGTTGGCTGGCAAGGCGAGCCAGGAACTCGCCAAGGGAATGAGTATGGCAGTGGCGCCGTTAAAAGAACTGGCCGACATTGGTGTTGCAAATCTAGTTGGAGCGGCCGCTGGAATTTATGCAGTTTCAGCTGCTCTCGCCGCATTCGGAGCCGGATCAGCCATGTCCGGAATCGGAGCATTGGTTGGAAAATTGGCCGGCGGAGATCCTGTAAAAAAATTACGCCAGTTGGCCGACCTCGGAAACGATTTGTCAAAGACAGCAGCCGCGATACAATCTATTAACGGAGCGTTTGCCGGATTTAATGAAGTAGATAAATTCGCATCGTCCATCTCAAATTTGGCCGATACAATGGATAAGTTAAATAAGTCGATTTCCAGTATTTCGTTGCTGAGCATGGCCAAGCTAACAGCTGCCGTAGCAATGTCCCCACGGGTATCGGATGCCAATGTTCCAACGGGTTCGCCGGCTTCCGAAACAACGGTCACGCCAGCTAATAATACAGATACAAAGACGAATACCGCTATAATCGGAAAGCTCCAAGAACTCATCGATCTCTTCCGCAATGGTGGAATTGCTGTTAATCTCGATGGCCGTAAAGTATCTGCGGCCCTCACCAATGTTGGTCGGTAAAATCATTGGATAGGCTATATTTATAGGCAGACGGAATCGTCCCATATATATGGCAAGCTCCAATCCACTCACCCCAATTACAACGTCCTCTCCTGGGCAGTTGCAGATTATCCGGACAAATAGCAACAGCTGGACGATCCGCAATGTGGATAAAGAGGCCAGATATCCGATTATCATTGGCCCAGGTGGAACAGAATACGGATCGCGACCGCCACCGGATGCAGTTGATAATGTCAAACGATTTCACGAGGGCGTTAATAACGTATGGGGTGGATTATCGGTGTATGGTGATAATCCAGGTTTTAACTTTGGGTTTCGCCAACCATACGTGTGGATTTCACTGACCGACTCGAACACACAGAAATACATCAAAAAGTTTGACAGCCAAGGATTTGCGCCAGGAGCTGTCATTCAGGACGTGACACGTGTCACCAAGATGATGGCATCTGGAAAGGGTATATTCTTTTCACTGACACAATTTGCGTTACAGAAGCAAAACGCATTTAATGAAACTCGTATTTGGAATCCACTGACCGTCATAACCGCAACTGCTAGGAAAGGTGCGATGGGATTGATGGATTATCCACAGCGGCATTTGGATGTTGCTGGTGGAGGTCTCGTCAATATTCTCGTCAGTGCGGTAAAAAGCTCAATTGGAATCAACAATCCCAGCAAGGACCCGGTTCCGGGCACGGCGACCATGGCTGGAGAAGGTGGCATTTCGGATTTGGCCAACACCGGCAAGGGTTTGGCAAATCGGGGATTGCCTAGATATGACGCCTCGTCGGGCGCTCAGTCGCAATTTTCAGCCAAGTGGATCGGCGAAAGTGAAGACCAAAAATCAGGTTCGGGATTTCTATCAGGTCTTGGCAAGGCGCTGATCAAGGGTCTCAGTCAGTATATCCCCAGTACCAAGACCGGAAAGGCTGATTGGAAGTTGCGTGTCGAATACGCTAGTAAGAGTAATGTGTTTGATTCGTTCAGAGAAGATAAACCGCAACTATTGTATTATACCGTCCATAACACAAAAAATCGTGAAAACGCGGAAGGATACACGGCGAAAGACCTTCACTTCTACACGCCTGACAACATCTATTCGCCTAAAGCGGGGCAGATCGTCATAAACGGTGAAGGATACGACCTCGTTGGAAACCAGAAGCTTTTGTCTGCTGGCACGTCCAATCCCAATGAGGTTCGGGGAAGAACCATAACAAACAAACGTGACGACCGGGAATTTTCCACCGAGTCAAGACCAGCTGCATCGGAGAATCACATCCAGACTGATAACATCATTTCGACGTCGGATATCAATCGGTGGGAAACCGTGATGAATTCGTGGAAGGGAAGAAATCCATCGATCACGAGTCCGACCAGTGCCGACACATTTTATCACAAGGGAATTAAGACGTACAAGGAACTTTCCAAGACCGCCAAGTCCGGTGAAGATTATTCACTTGTGAAGGTAAAGAACGCGGAAAATGAAATGGGAAATTCCGGACTACTATCAAAGGTAAGCGCTCAATTTTCGTCGGATAGTTATAACACACTAGATGTCATTTCCGGAACGTCCTTGACGATACCAGCCGAGCTAACCAACATAAAGGACAACCGTCAGTCCAGCGATTCGATCTTCTTTTATTTTTACGATCTGGTCAATAGTCGATACATACCTTTTCGAGCGACGGTGACCGGTATCAACGAAAATACCTCGGTGGATTGGGATGACGTCCAATATATGGGTAGGGCTGACAAACTCTACACATACAAGGGATTTTCACGTGATCTGAATTTCAGTTTCACCGTATATGCCAATAGCGTTCGTGAGCTATTTCCGATGTGGCGTCGAATCAACTATCTTACCGGATTGACTCGTCCAAGTAAATACACTGACGGAGCATCGGCTGGAACTGGATTTATGTATCCGCCACTCATCACATTCCGAATTGGCGATATGTACGTAGATCAGCCCGCGGTCATCCGATCATTTGGTCTCACCGTACCAGATGATTCTCCGTGGGAAATTGTGAGGACTCCGCCCGGCGGCGAATATTCTTATCTTAATGGAACGCATCAGAAAATTTCCGTTAGTGGTCAAACAACGATGCAACTACCGATGAAGGTGGATATTTCTATATCGATGACGCTTATGGAGAAACGACTATCGTGTACCCGTGATTGGCACTATTTTTCGTCGGACATCGTCGGCACGAGCTATTCGGAATCCGCTGCATCTACAACGAAAAGTAGATCTGGGGTTCCCGATGTCGCCGCCACGCCAAATATAAACTTCGATTCGTCAGCGGCGAGTAAGCTAAACGTATCCAATATATCATCCGGTTTCGGTGGATCTTCTCTTTTATAATTTATGAACAGATATCCAACAAACTCCGACACTCGGCGATGGGATGGAAAACGTGTTCATCTTACGACGACATATCCGCTCATACCGATATCTTTTTCGGACATCTACATTATCGCAACTGAAACCGACTATTTGGACGTGCTTGCCAAAAAGTATTACGGTGATCAGACACTTTGGTGGGTTATCGCGCAGGCAAACGGAATCAAGGCAACGCTAAAAGCTCCGACTGGTCAGCAACTACGAATTCCACGTGATATCCAATCTATATTGACCAATTTCTTTTCGGAGAACAAGTAAATGGCCGACGACACCAAAAATCCAGCGCTCACAAATGTCACGCCGTGGGGACTTCACCCTGTTCCCGGTTTCGTTCGTGATACGCTAAAAAAACGTCCAAAATCATACGCGTGGCACTCATCGACGGAAAAGGACACGGGCGCTGTTCGTACCGCGTGGGCGCGGGTGTGTTCGAATGGACGGACGCCATCGCATAATAATTTGGAAGGGTTTATATTGTTCGGTCCGAACACTGATACAAGTTCCGGTCCAATCGGCTTTAACGAGTCCTTTGGTTTCGGTTCCGATGGAAAACAAGTAATCGGACGTGATGCCAACAACTCTCCTCACACACTATCGCCGGTTACATTTCCCCATCGGCCGCCGCCGGCGATGTTGTCAATCGAAACTGAATTCTACGGTGCCGGTTCTAGTTTTCCCGGATTGTGCAAGAAATCCACCATAAAGTGGAAATGCTTCTCGAAAGAACAGCTCGAATACATCACGCCATATTTTCTCAGCTTGAGCGTGACGGTCGTCATCGAATGGGGATGGAACAATTACAGCGCAAAATCACTTATCAATCTCGCGGACAAAACCGAGTTGCTTCAGATGTTCTCAGCAGGAAAGTCATATTACAACCGAATTGTTGATTCGGGCGGAGATTACGATTGTCATGTCGGCCGAATAATCGACTATGGATACACGATGGATAATCGGGGAAACTACGAGGGATATACCGTGGTCGTTAATCCGTCGTTCATGATGGAAGGCGTCAATATTAAAGATCAAACCGGAGTGACCGATGACAAAAATTCCGCATCATGCGCCGTTGATTTCATCAAGAACCGGTTCGATAATTTGGCTACAACGAAGGATAAACTGATCACACAATTCTATGGAAAAGAGTTCCAACTGGCGTGGTTGATAAATCGAAACAATTGGATATTTGTCCGACCGGATGAAAAGTTTCCAGAAATCAAACCGGATGCCAAATTTTGGATAAACATGCGCGGACTGCAGGCGATCTTTAACTTATTTGGAAGTATCAAATATGGTGGCAGACATGTAGATTTAACATTCCGATTCGCTAATGCGAAAATTGGTGCGCATCCTCTGATAAAAGCGGTATGCGCCGGCTCTGACAACAAAAACGTCAGCGTTCTTATTCCAAATGCCAATGCTCCCCGACTGATGCGAAAAGCTACCGATAAAGCATCGAAACAATCTCTGAAGTCAGTTACCGATCCGAACGCCGATCCACGATGGAAAAATACGGTATCGTCATTGTCGAATGCGATGTCCGAACAATTTAAGTTCACCGACGAAACAGACAATCTGAAATCTGCTATCAACTCGGCGAATCCCTTTCCAATGTTGGTCGGCGGCGGATACATTCCAAACGACGATCCGGCGCTCGGTAAGGGACCGGTAACTGGATCGATCAGTGGAATCGACCCAATATACAATGCAGCTAAGCCTGGATATTGGGGATTTCTCGGTGACATTTATGTATCCAATACACTCGTAAAAACTGCATTTACACAAAATGACACGTTGCAACGTGCATTGGAATACATCCTTGGCGAGATATCGTCCGCCGGTTCCAACTTCTGGGAGTTCCGTGTCATACCAGAAGCTCCGAATAACATCACGGTTATCGACTCATCGTTCTGTCCTGTCACATCTGGGCCGGAAGCGGACAATGAAAACATCGTGAATTTCGAAATCGGCCGAACTGAAGATTCATGTTTCACGACATATGGAATGTCTGTTCAGATGAAACAGGAAATGGCAACACAGACGTTGCTCGGAAACAACTCATCGGTCGATGCAAAAGGACAGATGGTGAGTGCCTTTACATCGGGCGACAGATTGTTTATGACGTCAGGATCGTTTGATTACGTGGCGGAATCCGAGGACGAAAAAACGGATAAAGCGAAGCAGACGGAGGCTACCGACAAGGCGGTGGACGTTTATAACAAGGGTCGTGAAACCGATAAGGGCTGCGTCATTTGGCAGCGGGGTGATGACAAGTATTATCTTGTCGAAAAAGACCCAGAAGTTATGAAAAAAATTGTCGCCCTTGGTGAGCGTCCCGGAACATCGGCTAAACCACTATCAACTCCGATGATGCCAGGAACGGAATTCACGTTTGAGTGCCAAGGTATCTCCGGATTTGCCTTCCTTGGAATGTTCACATTGAGTTCCGTTCCGACGCCATACGACAGGGAACATGCCGTATTTCAGGTGGATGGTGTGAAAAATGTAATAGCGGAGAATAACTGGAAAACATCGATCACGGCAAAGGTGCGTCCGTTGCTGTCTACCGGAGCCGCCAACAAATGATAACAAACGACAACATTACGGCAGAATATGGATCGTTTCGATTCGTACCAATAGCAAAGTCGTTGCCGCAGAAATACAAACCGGCGCCGATAAAAACGGATTATGATGTTGGCTATATCAATCGGACCGCTGTCATTCGTCGAAACGATCCGACTATCGCCCGAGAAATAGATCCAGCGTTTTCTGGAAACGTCGACGGCTCGATGTATCAGACATACACGATTGTCTGGCGTATTTCAGGAAAACGAGACCGAACGGTGATCAATGGTATCATCGAAGATTTTGGCGTCGCTGAGATGAACGCCGATGCAGTGAAAAAACTCGGTGACGGAGCAGACCGACTTTTTACAAATCCACTGGAGTTTTGGCGAGGGTGTTGACAACGGACTGAATTTGTCATATCGTCGATTCCGTGATCATCGTAGATACGCTCGACATATTCCAATCCCTCCTATCAAAACTGCAAGTTGATGACGTTATAATGGACGTCGTACTTTCTGATGCTCATCGACATCCGTGTAACAACGACGTATCTGTCATGTTGTTTCAGTTTCTCAACGACGAGTCCGTTTGGTGTTGGCCTATCTACCACAATGAAACGGTAGTTGATGGTGACACATTGATCAACTGGTATAAATCGTTCGTAGAGTCGATGCAAATGTCGGTAGGCAAACATTTTGTGCTTGACAAAAAGACATGCGATCAGTCGTTTGGAACCGATTTTCAGTTGTTGGACCTCAACGTCATTCAGTATCTTGAGGATGGCGAAGTCGAAGATTTGGATAAGGTGGTGTGTAACGCGAAAACGTTTGTCGAATCCAACTTCCGACAACTGAACGAACTCAATCGTGCGATACCACTGGCAAAATTGGCCAGCATGTTCCTTGACAATGTTCGCCGATTTGATCTGAAAGACCTTCCGACGTTGGATCGGGGGTTCGACTTCATGAACCATATCGCTATCACGCAATTCGCACGATTGGAATCGGTTGGTCTGGCCATCGATACCACCAAATTTTTGGCGTTCTACGGCGTGGATCAGATGCAGCACGTCAAGAACAATACCGTTTTCTCCCAATACAACCTTTTCACATCGACAGGACGCCCAAGCAATCGGTTTGGCGGAATCAACTTCGCGGCGATGAACAAGGAGGATGGGTCACGTGCTTCATTCATATCCAGACATGGTAAGGATGGCATGCTGGTACTGATGGACTATTCAGCGTTCCATCCACGGTTGATCGCGAATCTGGCCAATTATCAGATGCCGTTCGAGGTCAGCCCGTATCAATATCTTGCGACTTTTTTCAGTAAGACGGCCACACCGACGGCACCACAAGTAGCGGCGGCTAAAGTGAAGTGCTTTCAGCAGATGTACGGCGGTATCCGTGAGCAGTTTCTTCACATACCCTATTTTCGATCAACACAAACTTATATCGATCACAGGTGGGCCTTTTTTGAGAAAAATGGATACGTCGAAACCCCCATCTACTTTCGGAAGATCAAAGAATGCCACATTGACGACCCAACTCCGAACAAGTTGTTTAACTATATTTTACAAGCGTATGAGACGGAAGTAGCGGTACAAACGCTAAGCCGAGTTTCGAAATTTCTCGATGGTAAAAAAACGCAACCAATTCTATATACTTACGATAGTTTGCTTTACGATTTTCACCGAGAGGATGGTAAGGAAACGTTGAAGCGTATTCATGATATCATGGTCGATGGACGGTTTCCAATCAAGGTGTATGCCGGAAAATCGTATGATGAGATGGTTCAGATTACGGTGTGAGTGCTATTTATAATGTCAACTACCGACCCACTAAAGATCGGTGGGCATTCTTCTCATCATTTAGGTAAATTACGCCTTGCGAAAAGGCGTATATACGTCTATTTATACTCATATGACACCGACATATCTTGACAACATCCTCGCCGACTGGGCAATGCGGTCACCTGATGGACTCGTGTCGGGGCATAAAACATCCGAAAATGTCGAAGTTCTAAAGACGGTTCTTCGTGAAACCGGCATGTCAAATAGTGATATGCAAGGAATTGTCAGTGATATGATCAACAGCATTCCATCGTCCGTCAGTGGTATCAAACTTACCGTTTCTATATGAGTACCGAATTCTCCACATTCATACAAAGCATCTTACTCGAAGCCGCTATTGACCGACGTATTCCAAGTGGAGTACTGGATATCAGCAACGATGAGCACAGAATGGTGATTGCCGAAAAACTAATTGACCGTAGTATTGATCCCAATCTCGTCTTGGAAGTCGTCAATAAGATGGCACTGAAAGATGGAAAATATCCGGACAGACAAGCGTATAACAAAGAGGGCTGGCTGGTCACATTTCCTACTCCTGAGCATCGGCTGGCCGCTATCAAGAACAAGACACATTTTACATCCGATCCGACGCATGGCCAAGGTGGTATGAACCTCTACTATAAGCGTAAGGGAAAGCAGGCTAGACAACAGCAGCAAGACACGTCAGAAACGGAACCGGTAGATAAGAAGCAACCGGCTCAACCGGCAACTCCGTCGGCCGAAGCCGGCGGCAATCAACCGAAAGTACAGCCGACTGATGGTGACGCATCGCAGGCGGATGCTGAGGCGACAACGAAACCAACGGCGACTGATGGAAGTCAAGCTAAATCGGATGGTGACGGACACGCCAGTGAAGAAGCATCCCAACTTCCGGCCGCTGGAGCCGATGCCAAAACGGCCGGCGGCGAACCGATAGGTCAGACATCTGATGCATCTGGCAACGGAAGTCAATCGGAAAAAACGCCAACCGAGCCGGCACAGCCAGACACGTCAGCCTTGATTCGTTTGACGCAGGAGTTCGCGCGGTCGAAACAATGGACTGACACGCCATATGGTGATTGGAACGATTCCAGAGGGCAGCATGTCGCCGTAACAGGCCTCGACGGCCAGATTGTCCCCATCAAATTTACCGACCGTGAGGAACTCAAGAGTTTTGCGGAGAAACGCATGACCGAAGGCGTTTCGATTCGTGAGATGCTAAATCGAACCGTTTCTCGATAAACATCGACATGGACTTCTCGCAGAGACAACTTCTGTGTACATTTGCAACATTATCATATTACGAGGCTGATATCGAGAATCTCTCGCACACGTATAAGATTGACGGAGACATTTACGTGTTGCAAAATGAAATATACCCCGATGAGGTGTATCTGACATACAACGTTCGCCGAGACACGACTAGCTCCCGATATCCGAAAACGATTTCGGTTCATCGTAAAAAGGACTTTAACGTCATTTATTCGATAAATGCACTAAATCTGATGGCTGGCGGCAATTTCTCCGGAAGTTTGGATCATCGATATGAGATTGATTGGAACCGTTACAAGAATAGCTTGGTGATTGTCAATGGAAATTCGATCCTAGCATTTCCCACCATGCTACTGAAAATCGTTCGTCCGAGCGTGTGATTTCATCGGTCGGATGATATTTATTCCCGTTGGCGATCAATGCCGACATACATAATAACGTATTTACTTTTTACACATTGACAAATAGGTCATAACTGAATACTCTATCACTTTCTTGATTGCATACTGCGATTATGAAATAACAACTAAATACTAAGGAATAAATATATGTGCGCACTCGATCTAAGCAAAATTAAGAGCCGTCTCGAATCACTGAAGACGACCAGCACCAAGTCCAAACACATGTGGAAGCCGAACAGGGGAAAGAATGTGATCCGCATCATCCCTTACAAGTTCCAGCCAGATAACCCGTTCGTCGAATTGCTCTTCCACTATGGCATCAACGACAAGACGTATTTGTCGCCGGCCACGTTTAATCGTCCGGACCCGATTGTGGAGTTCGCCAATAAACTCAAGAAGAGTGGCGATAAGGAGGAGTGGAAGGAAGGCCGAAAGATGGAACCGAAGATGCGCGTCTATGTTCCGATCCTCGTGCGTGGCGCCGAACAAGAGGGCGTCAAGTATTGGGGTATCGGAAAGCAGGTATATCAGGAAATTTTGAGCTTCATCTCCGATCCCGATTATGGCGACATCACCGACATCCGCACCGGCCGCGATCTTGTGGTTGATTTTAAGACCCCTGAAGATACCGGCAAGTCGTGGGGCGAGTCGAGTATCCGATGCAAGCCGAATCAGTCGGTGGCATTTGATCCGGCCGATCAGGTGGTAAAGGATTCCATCAAGAATCAGGTGGATATTCTGACGTTCTGGCCCGAGTTGTCATATGACGAACTCGCGAAGGTTATGGATGAGTGGCTCAACGCTCCGGCCGATGGTGCGGCACCCGATGCCGCTGCTGGTTCTGTTCCCGCCGATGATGACGAACCCGCTGCTCCAAAGTCGCCTATTGCTGCCGCGAAGGCCGCGGCGGCCGCAGCTACCACGACCGCTCCCGCCTCCGCGACTATTGAGGCGGCTGCCACGCCAGCTCCAAAGCCAACGGCGAAGGCTGTTGCCGACGAGTTCGACGATCTGTTTAATAACAAGAGCTAATAGGCTCTCCAACGTAAATCGTTCGATTGGCGGCGGCGTTTTTGCCGCCGCCTTTTGGGCCTTACCATAAAGGAAAACATGGCAAAGAAATCAGAATCAGATGACGTGCGGGATAATCTTGCCGACACGTTGATGGAGTCGCTGAACAAGGAAAATAAGGACGGTGGTAAGATCGCGTTCTTCCTTAATGACGAAGAAGACCCGTCGCAAATCGTTGATTGGGTATCAACCGGCAACAGCATGGTCGATCTCGATATTGCGAACCGGCCGCATGGCGGCGTTCCAGTCGGGAGAATTACGGAACTTACTGGTTTAGAGGCATCTGGGAAGAGTTTGATGGGCGCTCACCTTCTCGCGGAAACGCAAAAGAAGGGTGGCGTAGCAGTGTTCATTGATACAGAGTCGTCGGTATCTCCCGATTTTCTACAAGCGATTGGCGTTGATATCACCAAGATGCTCTACGTCAGCGTGAATACGGTTGAGGAAATTTTCGATACTATCGAATCTATCGTCACGAAGGTGCGCAAGGCGAACAATAATCGTCTCGTCACCATCCTCGTCGATTCGGTGGCCGCGGCTTCGACCTCGAAGGAAATCGCGTCTGATCATGGACAGGACGGTTACGCTACAGGTAAGGCGATCATCATCAGTAAGGCAATGCGAAAGATCACGGAGATGATCGCACGGCAGCGTGTGTGTCTCGTATTCACCAACCAGCTTCGTCAGAAACTCGGTTTCGTTGGATTTGGCGATCCCTGGACAACCTCCGGCGGTAAAGCGTTGGCGTTTCACGCGTCGCTCCGCATTCGATTGCAGGCAGTTGGACAAATCAAGGTGGGCGAAAATGTTGTTGGTATCAAGACCAAGGCGAAGATCATCAAGAACCGAATGGGGCCTCCAATGCGCTCCACCGAGTTTAATATTTTCTTCGACCGTGGTATCGACAACTTCGGTAACTGGCTGGAGTTACTGACCGAATATGATATCATCACGCCTGCGAAGACCGAAAAGGCCGGTGGCGAAGTTAAGAAAAAGTCCAAGAAGGAAATCGAAGAAGAGAAAGAGGCCAACAAGAAGGCCAAGTCACTTCAGTTCATCTTGGAAGTTGCCGGTAAAGAGCCCGAGGTCGTCAAGTTTGAGAAACGAGATTTTCCAAAAATGCTGACCGAAAGGCCGGATGTCAAGGAATACCTCTATCAAAAGCTTTGCGACGCCCGAGTGATGAAGTATCATACAACAGGTGAAAACTTGGAAGATGATATCGAAGTTGATGCCGACGGAGCCGGAATGGACGAGTAAGGATTGGGAAAATGTAAGCAACACGACGTGCGGAACGAGATACTTCCGCACGTCTTTTATTATAAACATATCACAATATGGCAGATGAACTGGGAGAAATGTATCGACAAACGTGAGATGTTGTGTAATATTCTAAGATCACATGGCTATTGACAAATCGAAGTTATTTTCATTGTTTGATAATATCAAACAAGAGCACCGGGACGCGTGCGGTAATGTTGTAATAAAACAACGCACGAGAAACTCGGATGTACTTATTATCGACGGGACAAACCGTTTTATCTCAACGTTTTGTGTAACCCCGACGCTCAACGACAACGGCGAGCATGTAGGCGGAGTGTCTGGTTTTCTCACCAGTATCGGTTATGCAATCAAGCTTCTATCGCCCACCCGAGTTATCATCGTATTCGATGGTAAGGGCGGAAGCCAACGTCGTCGAGCCATCTATCCGGACTATAAAGCCGGTCGAAAACCCATCAAACGGCTGAACCGTCAGTACGATGACATGGTTGATTCCGCCGGCGAAGAAAAAAACATGTACTATCAGATGTCGATCTTGGCGGATTTTCTGACGTCGCTTCCTGTCACCGTTCTATCAATCGACTACATCGAAGCGGATGACGTGATCGCGTATCTGGCGCATCACGTTTTTTCCAAACCAGATGAAAAGGTGACGATCATGAGTGCCGATAAGGACTTCTATCAACTTATCAACGAACGAGTGAATGTGTGGAGTCCAGTAAAAAAGAAGGTCTATGGCGTTCAGGATATCGTCAATGAGTATGGCATCTATCCACAAAATTTTGTCTTCTACCGAGTGCTCGAAGGCGATAAGTCCGACAACATTGATGGTATCAAAGGTATTGGACGGAAAACGGCGATCAAACGATTTCCAATGCTAACGGAGAGTACGCAACTCGATTTGGAGAAGCTTATTGGATATGCAACAGACCGATCCAACGAGAATGCGATATACGCCAAAGTCGTAGAGGGCGCCGACAAGGTTACCCGAAATCACACACTGATGCAGTTGTCCGAACCATCGATATCAGGAGCGTTGCAAATGAGGATACTCGATTCTGTCAAGACAAAATACGATCTGAACAAGTTCGCATTTGTACAGAAACTCACAAAGTATTCCATGCACAACTCCATTCCAAATCACCACGTTTGGGTACAGGAAGTTTTCTATCCACTCTCCGTATTTAAGGACTGACTATTTACACATTGACCTCGGTCACTCACCAATCTATCGTACTCATCATTCATGGCACCTGTAATCATCGACAATCTCAAGAAGTTCGGTCTCGATTTCCAATCGAAAATCATCGCTGGTATTTTGTCAGACCGAAGTTTTCTCGAACGTATCATCGACATCGTGGATGTATCATCCTTCGAAAATGAATCGCATCAGTGGATTCTGAAGGAGATCATGAGTTACTTCATCTCCTACAAGGAACTACCGACCATGCAGGTATTTAAAGTTCGAGTCGATACCATCAGCAACGATATGCTCAAGGCATCGGTGGTTGATCACCTCAAACTGGTGTATCTAAAACTCACCGAAACGGATTTGGTTTTCGTTCGAGAGCAGTTCCTTGAGTTCTGCAAAAATCAGAAGCTTAAGAACGCAATTCTGGAATCGGTTGATCATCTTAAGACCGGCGAATATGACCGTATCAAAGTTCTTGTTGATAATGCGATGAAAGCTGGTGCAGAACGAAACCTTGGACATGACTACAAGACGGAGGTTGATATACGAATGAGCCAGATGTGCCGCGCAACAATTCCAACCGGATTCGACGCTGTCGATGCACTGATGGACGGCGGACTCGGGCCGGGAGAGTTAGGCGTGGTTGTCGCCCCGGCAGGTGCTGGCAAGAGCTGGGTTTTGGCGGCACTTGGGTCTGGAGCAATGAAGCTGGCAAAGAACGTCGCTCACTTCACACTCGAACTCAACGAGAACTATGTCGGCCTTCGATACGATTGCTGCTTCACTCACTTCGACTTTCAGGACATCCGAAATCACGTGGATGAGGTGAAGGAAAAAGTCAAGCAAATTCCGGGACGACTCAAGGTCAAATATTTTCCCCTCAAGTCGGTTAGTGCGCAATCTCTGAAATATCACATCGAACGTATTCAGATGATTGAGGGAATCAAGATCGATCTCGCAGTCGTCGATTATGCCGACATTCTTCGTCCGATTGAGAAGGACAAGAATGCGAATAGCTATTCCGAAATGGGCGGCATTTACGAAGAACTTCGTGCGGTGGCTGGCGAACTACAGATTCCCATCTGGACGGCGTCTCAAACAAACAGATGTTTTTCGTTAAACACTATCATTCAGTTAGATACGAATGAAAAGATTCCGGCATCTCAACTTAAAGTTGGAGACAATGTATTGACGCATGACGGATATAGAGCTGTTACTAAAATTTTTCCAATCGAAAACAAACCGACATATAGAATAAAGCTCAAAAGCGGAAAGTATATAGATTGTACGTGCGAACACAGATTTCCGACATTGTACGGTCAATATAAAAGTATTCAGACTGGACTATCGGTTGGCGATAAACTTTTCACTAAAAAGTAATAATTTTGGAATATCGACATTACACGTTAATGTAAATGTGTAACGCAAAATTGCATCAACTTTATACTCAACAATTATGAAAGAGCACAATCTTAACCCCACCGACTTCGTCATGGATGAAATCGAAAGCATCGAACTTATCGGCGACAAACCGACCATAG